CGCACCCTTCGCCACCATCTGGGCGGCGTTCCACGCGATCGTCGCCGCCTTGACGGCGAGGATCACCGTGGCGACGCCGGCGGCGACGCCGGCGAACAACTGGAATGCCCCGGCGTTCTCCTTCACGATGACGCCGAGCTTCGAGAACAGGGTCATCGCCTTGGCCACGATCGGCAGCAGCACCTGCCCGAGGGCGGCCTGCGTGTCTTTCCACTGCGCGTTGGCGCGCTGCGTCTGCCCGGCCGCCGTGTTCGCCTCGCGGGCGAACGCGCCCGTCGCGTCGGCGGTCTGCTCGGTCAGCAGAGCGAGCATCGCCTGCGTCGTGGCCTGCTTGTCGGCCTCACCGGTCAGCCCGGCAAGGCCCATCTCGGCTTTCTGGGCGGCGACGTCGGCGGCCTTGATCGACACGCCGTACTTCTCGATCGGGTCGGTCTCGCCGCGCATCATCGAGCCGAGCGCACCCACCGCGTCCGCGGTCGATCCGCCGAACTGGGCGGCGAGATCGGCACCGAGGGTGATCAGCTCGTCGGTCTGCGGCGCGAGGTCGCCGGCGGCGACACCCATGTTCTTCAGCTGCGCACCGAACGCTGCGGCCATCTCTTCGTACTCCGACGCGGCGAGCCCGGTGTCGGTCGCCGCGGACTTCGCGAACGCGTGGATCGTGTCAGCCGTCGCGCCGTACACGGCGTCGCCGGCGCCGGCGGACTGCTGCGCGCTCGACGCGGCGTCGAGCGCCGATTTACCGAACGCGGCGATCGCCACACCTGCAGCGGCGGCGCCGACCGCGGCCTTGTTCAGTCCGGACTGGAACCCGCTCGCTTTCTTGCCGACGTCTTCGAGGTCGGCCGCGGCCTTGTCGGCGTCGGTCGTGACCTTGATCGCGAGTTTCGCCGTGTTCGACATCGGGTCACTTCCGTTCCATCCGCTGCTGCTGCTCGTCGAGCAGGTCGAGAGCAGTCGCGAGGGTTGCGTCGTCTTCGTCCCACCAGTCGCGCGGCGCGGTGGACGTGGCGAGGGCGATCGCGACGATCATCCGGGCTCGACTTCCCGGCTCGTAGGGTCCACGCCGGCGTCGTCTTCCTCGTCGTCATCGGCGCCACGCGCCGACACCTCGGCGGCGGCCTCTTCGAACTCGCGCAACGTCATCGCCGGCAGCAGCCGCTGCGTCTTGGTCAGGGTGTGCCAGGCGAGGTAGTTCAGCCAGATGAACGGCGCATCGGCCGGGCTCGGCCAGTTGTGCTTGGCCCGGTCGCGGTCCCATGCGACCATGTCGACGTTGATCGCCTGCACGGTGTGTTCGGATCCGTCGAGCATGATCACGCGCAACGTCGGGGTCGAGAGTCGTGGTCGGTCCATCAGATTCCTTTCACGCCCGCCAGGGCGTCGTTCACGTGATCGAGGTGCAACGAGACCGCCGTACCTTCGGTGGCGGCCAGGGCGCCGGCCAGGAAGTGCCGGCGGGCTTCCTGGATCGGGGCGTAGCGCAGGTTCGACGACACGGTCGCTTCGGTGTCGGTACCGGCGGCGGTCAGTGAGCCGGCGAGGCGCCCGGTCAGGATCGGCGGGTGCGCGGCGGCCAGGATCGCCGCGGCGACGGCACGGTTCGTGGCCGCCATTGCCCGTAGCTCGGTCGCCGCGCCGGCGAGCGTCGAGGCGAGACGGTCGGCGCCCTTGACCTCGATCGTCACGGCACCACGGGCGGGATCGTCAGGTTCGGGTCGCCGACGATCGACCAGGTGAAGTCGGACTTCATGTCCTTCTTGGCCTCGTCGCCGCCGAAATCGATCGGGTCGATCACGAGGATCCCGTCGCACTCGGTGCCGGCGTCCGTGCTCGGGATGAACGAGAACGGCGTCTCGGTGCCTTTGTTCGCCCACGAGAACGCGAGGATCCCGGCCGGGTCGTCGACGTCCTGGAACAGCTCGCCGGTGATCGAGGCGGTGTACGTGGTGGCGCCGGCGACCGTTTCGCCGCAGAGCACGACGACGTCGTCGTCTTTGTCCTTGTCCCACTCGACCAGGGCGTGGAGGATCTGGCACGAGATGTCGATCGGTGAGCCGACCTCGCCGAGCGTGAGCGTGCCCGGCCCGAGCTTTGTCTTCTTAACTGGCATGGTGCATTCCTTTCAGTAGATCTTCCTGGTGGCGGCTGGTACGGGTGGGACCGCGACGGCGGTCGGCGGGGTCGGTGCGCACATCGTTTCGACGTCGAGTTCGACCGCGCAGTCGAGCACGGTGGCACGGAACCCGGCCACCAGTTGAGGCACGGCGCCCACCTGGTCGACGTGCGGGCGGACCGCGAGCCAACAGTTCTGCACCAGGTCGTCCATCAGCGCGATCTGTGCCTCGATCGCGCCGTCGACGACGGCCCACACGGGGAACATCGCGAACCACCCGCCCTCGACCACCACGATTGAGGCCTGTTCGATGAACACCGACGGTGCCGACCATCGTTTCGTCGTGGGCGGGTTCGTACCGACACGGCCCGGTAGGACGACTTCGAGCGCTTCGGCGAGCGTGGTCCGGATGGTGGCGAGGTCGGTCACATTCCCCACTGGTCCTTGTACGAGTCGAGTTCGGCGGCGACGTCGGCGACCGGGTCGAACCGTTCGCCACTGGGCCGCAGGCTCGACACCGACCCGCCCACGGTCGCGCCGACCTCGTCGCGGTGGTAGATCGCGATGGTGACGGCCTCGAGCGCGCTCTGCAGCGACGTCGGCGGCCCGGGCAGGGGTACGGACGGGTCGATGTACGCGGTGATGGCCCGACCGGCGGGCGGGATGCAGTCCGCGATGCGTTCCGCGTCGATGTCACCGCCACCCAGGCGGAGCTGCCAGAGCACGGCGGCCAACGTGGCGGCTGGATCCCACCACACCTGGTCGAGTTCGTCGGCCACTACTTCTTCGAACGGCTGGCCGAATCGGCGATCGGGGCGACGGCGAGGACCTGGCGGACACCGTTGGGCAGGAACGTGGCGAACGCTCCCATGCCCCACACGGCCACGTTCTGGCCGAGCTTCTCGACGTCCTCCGCGGTGACCGTGAACGGGCCGTCCTCGAACCAATCGGCGCTGGCACCGTTCGACACGAGCAGGGTGCCGGCGACGAGCGCCGGGTCGTGGATCACCGGAAGACCGGCGACGCTGACCTGCAGCGACGCCGCGCTCGCCGTGCCGGCCACGTTCATGTTGCCGTACGGTGCTGCCTGCTCGACGGCCATGCCGCCGGCGGCGATGAACACGTCCGATGCGGCGAGCGCGAACGTCGCCGGGGACCCGGTCGCGACCTGCACTTCGACCGATGCCGTGAACAGCGCCGTGGCCAGCTCCGCGAGCGTGCCGGTCGTGGGCGGCCACACACCAGCGGAGTCGACGGCGGCGGTCGTCGCAGCGGTGGCGGCGGCGGCGTTGGTGACGAGCGCGTAGGCGTTCAGCATGATGCGCAGGTAGGCGTCGCGATAGGCGGGCGACGAGCGGCGGATCAGCTGATACGAGATGTCGGATCCGCCGGCGTAGGTGACGATCGGCTGCGACCCCTTCTTGAGGTCGACCCGGACCGACACGATCGCCGTCTTCTCGGCGACCTGCGCGGCGACCAGGGCGGTGAGGTCACCGTCGAAGTACGGCCAGTCGATCTCCATGCCCGACGCCGGCAGGGTGCCGGTACCGAACGCGGTGATCGTCGGGCGGGACTGGTCAATGATTCCGGCGACCGACGTCAACCACGCCGGCGGGACCACGCCCGGGTTGTTGACGGTGGTCTGATCGGCGAGTGCCCGGGTGAGCACCTCGACGCTGGCCGGCTCGGCGGTGAACAGATGATCGGCGTACTCGACGAGGGACCGGAAGCGGGCGGCCGGGTGGCCGGTGTCGCCGCGGGACTGGTCGGCTAGGGCGTCGCGGCGGACGTCGTCGAGGGCCTGGTCGAACGCTTCGCGGGTGACCATCCCGGCGAGCATCGCGTCGACCTGTTCACGGGTCAGCGTGTCGGCGTTGGTCTCGGTGCGCTCATCCTCCCGGGTGGCCAGGATCGGGGCATCGTGAGCGGGGCGGAAGGCGAACGCGACGCCATGCACGCGAGAGCGTTCCCGCCACACGACGCCGCCGGCGTCGCGGTGGGCGATCGGCTCCAGTTCCATCGACACGGCACGGATCACGCCGGCCTCGATGAGGGCGAGCGTGTCGTTGCCGGCGGCGGTGCGCGCCAGGACGAGCTGCACCGTGGGGCCGTCGGCGCCGTTGGTGAAGGTGGCCGGGTCGGCACGGCCGATCAGGTCACCGCGGTGACGGTCGACGACGTGCACGTCGGGTGCGAGTTCGAGCGACCCGGGCGGGTATGCCTCGCGGTACCTCGCGCCGGGGCCGTCGTTGACCTCGCGCGGTTCGTTCCAGCGGCACAGCCGCACGGTCACCCGCCGGGTTTCGGTGTCGACCCCGACGACCGGGGAGTCGGTCTCCCGGGTGATGAGTTCGACGGTGGCGTGCGACTCACGGAAGATGAGATTGCGTGTGCTGGACATTTCAGAGTCCTCCTACGTTTGCTTGGATCGGGTCGGGTACTGCGTTGAGGTCTGCCGGCAGCCCTTCGAGGGCGCGGACCTCGGCGGTGGTGTGGATGCCGGCGGCGATCGAGGCGGCATACGTTTCGATGCGGCCGGGGAAGTCCATGCGGGTCAGGTTCGACGTGTCGAAGATCGCGGTCTGTCCGCGCGGGAGTAGGTCGCTGAACGCGCTTTCAATTCTTGAAAGGAACATCGGGTACAGGCCGAGGTTCAGCCAGCGGTCGAGTTCGGCCACGGTCGTCGAGTAGGTGAGCGACGAGTGTGCGACGGCGTTCACCAGTGACGGTGGGGTCATCATCACGCGGGCGACCGCGGCGTCGAGGTTGTTAATCGCGTCGAGCAGCATCGAGTCGGCCGCCGACGGCCGGTTGTACGTCTGCAGGGTGATGCCACCGGACAGGATCGGCGGGCGCCGTTCGGCCCGGGCCAGCAGCCACTGGTCGGAGTACAGGGCGGACTGTTTGACCGTCAACCGGTTCGGGTGCACCACCGCGTACGGGGGCACCTCGGCGGTCGTGTAGTAGGCCGACGAATACCGGTACACCTCGACGAGCTGCGCGAGCGCCGGGCGGATCGCCTGCAGCGGGGATTCGCCGAGCGGGTCACGATCGACCCGCATCGGAATGTGCACGATGCGTTCGAGGGCCACGGAGCGGCCGTCGACGAGCACCGACGTGAGGCGCCGGGTGACGGGGTCGACGGTGGGCGACACGCGGGACTCGTCGACGATGTGCGCGGCGATCGGTTTGTTGTTGTGGCCGATGATGTCGACCTCGAGCCAGGCGCGACCGTGGCGGGTCATCGCGTTCACGATCCGTTCGATCGTGACCCGGTACGGCT